TCCTAGGTGTTGGAGCCTCACCTTCCCAAGTTGCGGCGGCCCTAGGAGTTTCTGAAAGCCTGATTTCTCAGTTCCTGGCGCAGGAAACTTTCGCCCGGGCGGTTGCAGAGCGGAGATTCAATTCTCTCCTGAAACATAATCGCAGAGATGATAAGCTAGATGAGCTAGAAGATGCTCTGATCAAGAAGCTTGAGAATATTATTCCGATGATGTATAAACCATCAGAAATCATCCATGCTTTCACACGTATCAATCAAGCAAAACGCCGCGGATCTTCTGCTCCCGAACAAATCCACCAACAGCAAACTGTTATTTCTCTCACTCTTCCTATCCAAATCATCCAACAAGTTACAGTTGATGCCAGAAACCAGGTAGTAAAAGCTGGACAACAAGATCTTATTACTGTACAATCAGGTCGATTGCCTGCACTCCTTCAATCTCCTCAAAAGGTGCCTCAAAATGTCCTCCCTCAGCCAAGCCGAAATGAAAGCTCTGAAGCAGCTTGAGGAAAAAACTCGTCTGGAGCAGAAAAACAAAGAAGCGGCCCGGCTCCATTTGCTTCAAATCCAGTCTCAACTTGCTCGGGCTCCTATTCTTCCGCGGAAATTCGGAACTTGATCCTCTCAGATGACTAAATACACAGAAGAATCTCTAGGTCTAGGCGCTCCATCTCAGCCTTCCGAAGAGATTCCTCAAGAGACTACCAGTCAAGTATCAGTTTCCGCGACTGAGGCCCAAGAATTAGCTAAACAATCCTTAGATTTCCTGGCCGCCCTCGCCTTGCCATTGGTATTCCGCTATGTATTCCCACCTGTTTTCAAAGCAATCTGGACCTGGCTACTCTCTTACATTCACAAAGAACGAGACTTCTCCCAATTGGCCATTGGATTACCTCGGGGATTCGCTAAAACAACCTTCATCAAAATCTTTCTCCTGTACGTTATCTTATTTACTCGACGCTCCTTCATTCTAGTCTGTGCGAACTCTCTTCCCAAAGCTATTGCAATAATCTCCGATGTCTGCGACTTTCTTGATGAGCCCAACATCCGTTCCCTATTCGGCGATTGGCGCGTTGGAATTGAAACTGACCAGCAAGTCCTGAAAAAATTTGGTTTTCGTGGCCGTACCATTGTTCTTGCAGCAGGTACCGTAGAATCTGTTCGGGGCTTGAACGTAAAACATCAGCGTCCAGATGTAATGGTGTTTGATGATATTCAATCTCGCCAAGATGCAGACTCAGAAACAGTTTCCCAGCAGATTGAAACTGATCTGTATGGTACTGCGATGAAAGCCAAATCTCCGCATGGATGTTTATTCATCTTTGTGGGGAACATGTATCCGACCAAATGGTCGCTTCTCCGTCGGATCAAACAGAATCCTACCTGGATTAAATTCATTGCAGGTGGATTGCTGCAGAAAGAGGACGGTTCTGTAGAATCTCTCTGGGAAGATCTACAACCGAAAGAACAGCTTTTAAAAGAATTCGCCAATGACCAACAATCTGGGCGACCCGAGGTTTTCTATGCTGAAGTTCTCAATGATGAAAACGCATCAGTTAACCTACTGATCGACACATCTAAGATTCCTCAGTGCCCCTACGAATCAGACTTCCCAGGATCTCAGCACCAAGGTAATTACATCATCATCGATCCATCAGGAGATAAAGCAAACTCTGATGCAGTTACTTTAGGATATTTTGAAATCTGGGATGAGAAACCTGTATGCAGAGAAATCATTGAAGGTCGCCTGTCCCCCGGTGATACTATTAAGGAAGCCCTTAAACTCTGCTTCAAATGGAATTGCACCCTGGCCGCCGTAGAATCTAACGCATATCAATACTCCCTGCTCTACTGGTCTGGAGTTATCTGTGCCCAGATGGGAATTATTGGTATCAATTTCGTAGATATCTATTCAGGCAAGCGGTCTAAAAATGCGCGGATTCTGGATATGTTTAAAGCGCTTCTTGCTGGAGAGACATATCTTTCTTCAGAATGCCGCGCCCAAGTAACATCTCAGATCCAATCTTTTAACCCAACAAAGACCAACAACGTGGACGGTATTCTGGATTGTGTGACTTATGCTCCTAAGGTGATTGAACTCTACGGAGAATACATTGCATCTCAGCTTACATTAAATATCCAGGATGTTAATGCAATTCCTATCCGCTCAGAGTTGGAAACCTCTGATTTCTAATCTCTAAGGAATCCTCATGGCAGAGCGCTCAGAGATTTTTAATCGTCTAACTGATCCGCCTAAAAAGCGCGATACGGCAGAAAACCGCGCACAGTCTGCAGCGGATTTTGTTCTTGGTGCAATCCGAGGAGCTGTAAAATCTGTCACTACAGACATCCCAGGTTTTCTTATGGATGCAGCAGATCAACTGGCTGGGCAGGTTAAGAGTTTTGGAGAGAAAGATAGATCTGAACAGCTGTTTTCTGCGGTGACTGGAACGAAGAAAGATAGTAGGCAGGGGGAACTTGTAGGTAGTTTTATGAATCCTATCGCTGCTACCCAGGCGATCATTGCTCCTGCATTTTTAGTGAAATCTCTTAAACAAGTTAAGAAAGCGGATCAAGCATTAAGAGAAGGCATCGATGCTGCTCAGGTTGAGAAGTATACCGGGATTTTTCGGCTGCCTGAGAATGTAGACGATGGAGTGCTTAGAGCAATAATTGACGACTCAAAAGCTAAACTCCGCTACAGTGATTCTCCTGCAGAAGTAGGTGTGTTACGCAGGCAATCTCCTATTAATTCTGATGGACCTTCGATGAATGTGCACATCGGAACCAGTGACATTCGTAAACTTCCAGAGGTTCTTGATCATCCTGAACTCTTTGCTGCAATTCCGGAGTTGAAAAATACTCGGGTAATTAACGAATTTGGAGGGTTTCGTGGAGCTGCTTACTTTCCAGACGAGGACATAATTCGTATTGCATCTGATAACTCCCCAGAGCGGTTTCTTCAAACTCTGTTGCACGAGACTCAGCATGCTGTTCAGACAAAGTTTAACATGAATCCAGGCGGGTCTCCTAGACAGTTTCTAACAGACCCACAGGCTTTTAAAGAAGCTAAAGCACACATCGATAGTGTTGATAATGGGCTCATGGAGTTGTTTAAGAAAAAGACAGATCCTGAGTCGGTTGCTACAATCATGAGGCGGCAGGAAGTGGTAGCAAAAAAACAGCAGGCTTTGCGCACCGCCGATAACCAAGCACTGGAATCTTATTTCCGTATTGCAGGAGAAAGAGAAGCTTCGGCCGTTGAAGCTATGAGAGCTGCAAATACTCGCTCGATTCCATCTATGCAATACTACGGATCAGATTTAGATCGTCTTATCTCAGATCCTCTTACCGCTCCAAAGACTGACTCTTCTGCAATTATTCAGACTATCATTAACAGGGCCTTAAACGAAGCGGCCCGTAAAAACTAGGATCATCTCCTCATGGCAGCCACCCAAGCTTTCACAATCTCCAAAGTCTCGCAAGAGTCTCTCATCCAATTCCACCGTACTGCTCCTACCTTAATGGAAAAGCAGTGGAACATTCGCGAGTCTATGCGACTGATCGATGTCGCGTACATTCGTGAAGCTGATATGACAAAAGAGCAGGCTCAGCTTCAGCTCGCTAATATCATCGGTGATGCAAATAAGATTCAGAATATCACTGTTCCAATTATCAAGCCGCAAGTCCGCGCTGCTGTAGCTTACCAAGCCGCTGTATTCCTCACCGACTACCCAATGTTTGGTGTAGTCTCCGCGCCTCAATTCATATCTGCTGCAAAACAAATGCAAGCAGTAATTGAAGAGAATTCTGTTCGTGGCTCCTGGGTGCGAGAGTTCCTCCTCTTTTTCCAGGATGGCTTTAAATACAATCTCTCAGCCATTGAAATCTGCTGGGACAAAGTTACTACTGCTGCCCTAGAAACTGATCCCACTGCTCCAGGCGGCAAGGGCGCAAACATTCGCCAAGTGATTTGGGAAGGTAATAAAGTTCGCCGCTGGGATCCTTATAACACATATTTCGATACTCGTGTTGATCCATACGATATTCCTGAAAAAGGTGAGTATGCTGGCCGCACCGAACTTATGTCGCGGACTGCTCTGAAAGCATTCATTGCAAAGCTAGATAACAAGATCATTGAAAACATCCCGGCCGCCTTTGAATCTCCCTCAGTTCTCAATCCTCTGGGTGCCGCTCAATTCGGATGCTCTTATTATCTCCCTCTAATCAATGGTAAAGCACTCCTCGATCCAGCTTTGCTGGGTATGAATGATTGGGATACTTGGATGGGTCTTGCCACTTCTCCAAAGAATGCTGGCCACATCAAGTATCGTGGCATTTACGAAGTTTCCACAGAGTATGTTCGTATCATTCCTTCTGATCATGGCATGCGTGTTCCTGCTCCGAACACTCCGCAAGTCTGGAAACTGATTATCATCAACCACTCAGTTATCATTTATGCTGAGCGCCAGACTAATGCCCATGAAAAGATTCCTGTCTTTTTCGGCTGCCCCTCAGAAGATGGTCTTGTTTACCAAACCAAATCTCTTGCTCAGGATGCTT